GCCAAGGAAATTAAAAAGAAGCAGATGGAAGAAGAACTAGCTGCTCTCGACCACCAACTAGAAGCCATTGAGCAGGAACTGCTTGAGGTATGCAAATCTACAGGCCAAGACGGTGGCAAGACCCCGTTTGGTTCATTCACTAGGGGTGTCAAAACCCGATACTGGACTAGCGACTGGGACAGTATGTACAAGTTCATCCGTGAGCACGATGTGCCAGACCTTTTGGAAAGACGAATTGCCCAGACTAATTTCAAGCAGTTTGTCACCGAAAATCCGGGGCTCATGCCTGCAGGTGTTAACGTTGAGTCCAAGTACTCAATCACTGTTCGTCGTTCTAAATAACTTAAGGAAATCAAATGAGTAACCTAACCCTTTTCAAATCCGGCTCCGTCATTCCCGACTACCTGCGTGAAGCAAATGACTCCACCACCAGCGACATTGCTGGTAACTCCGGTGGTAAACAAATCTCAATCAAGGGCGGCGTATGGCGCATGATTGTTGGCGGCGAAGAAGTCTCCAAGAATGAAGACCGTGCCATGAACTTCGTCATCATTGCATCAGGCAAGGGCGTGACCCGCACGTTCTACGCAGAGAAGTATGAAGAAGGCAAGGACATCAAACCAGCTTGCTGGTCTGCCGAAGGTGAGAAGCCCAACGAAGAAGTGCCGAACCCCCAGCACCCCACCTGCATGGGTTGCCCACAAAACATTGAAGGCTCCGGCGAAGGTAAGTCCCGCGCTTGCCGCTTCAGCAAACGTTTGGCTGTGACTTTGGAAAACGATATCAGCGGCAACGTGTACCGTATGTCTGTGCCTAGCAAGTCTTACTTTGGTAAGGCTGAGGGTGAGAAGATGGGTCTGCAAGCCTTTGGTAAGTTCCTCAAGGGTCATGGTCTGCCGATCACTGGCATCGTTACCGAAGCCCGCTTTGATACCAGCGAAGCTGTGCCTGTTCTGAAGTTCCGTGCTGTGCGCCCCCTGACTCGTGAAGAATGGAACACCGCTAAGGTTCAGAGCGAAAGCGAAGACGCCAAGCAAGCCATTGAGTTCAAGATGGTTCCTAGCAAGAGCGAAACTGCCCCTGCCCTGCCTGCGGCTTTCAAGAACGCACCTGCTATCAAGCATGAGGAAGCTGAAGAAGTTGAGGACGCACCCGTCAAAGAACCCGTGAAACGTACCGTGAAACAAAAGGCTGAACCTAAGCCTGAGGTAGCTAAGAACGTCTCAGACATCCTGAACGACTGGGCAACAGACGACGATGAATAAACCGGTAAGGGGGTACGACTCCCTTTTCATCCAGCGAGTGAAGTCAGCCGACTTGGACAAGGAAGTCAAGGCGCTAGCCTTGGCATGTATAAAACATGCAGTATCCATTAGTCAAGCGGCAGACTTGCTCAAAGTTACACGGGCGACTGTGTACAACTGGATGACAGGGCGAACAAAACCGTACCCCAAATATCTGGCAGTGATGCCTGAAGTTACAGCGCAAATTAAACAGCAGTAACCAAATCCGGTGGGCGGCAGGGAGACTTGCCGCCCTTTTTCCCTCTTAGCTATGCCGAGGCTATGTGAATGATTTTCTGACAACTATATTGCCCACTGAAGGGCACTACTGCACAGTCGGTATCCGTGCGGGTAAGATCAAGCAGTCGTTTCATAGGACGATTGAAGACGTTGATGAAGTTGGTATTGGGCTGAATTCCCAAGGTGTTGATGCATATTTTGCGTTGGCTTCATTCAAACTGATGTCCAAGCGGGAAGCAGATAACTCACTTTTTCTGCGCTCATTTTTTCTTGACCTAGACTGTGGGGAAGGTAAGCCGTACGCTGACCAACCCGAAGCTGCACAGGCGCTCAATGCGTTTTTGCAAGCAACTAATTTGCCAAGCCCTACCGTGGTTAACTCGGGTAATGGGCTACATGTGTACTGGCCTCTTGATACGAATGTACCGTCTGATATTTGGTACGGCTACGCCAAGGCGCTCAAACAACTTTGCAAACAACACAACCTTTATGCTGACCCAGCGGTAACTACTGACCGCGCTCGTATCCTGCGTATTCCCGGAACGAACAACTATAAAAACGATCAAGCACGACCTGTACAAATAATGCACCAAGGGTTAGTAACACCCTTTGAAGTGTTTACTGCGGCGCTACCGCAGCCAGCGATGGACTTGTCCTTTGCCAAGCAGTTTGGTATGGACGAAACAAGTAACGACATTGCAGGGGGTGAATACCCTAAGTCGTCATTCACAAAGATTGTTAAGCGCAGCATGGGTGAAACCGGCTGTGCACAGATTAAAAACGCATTAGTAAACGCTGCTACGCTTGAAGAACCCCTATGGCGGGCAGCACTGTCGATCGCTGTACGTTGCGAAGACGGAGCCAAGGCTATCCATAAGATATCCAAGGCGCACCCAAGTTATACGGCAGAAGATACTGAAGCCAAAGCTGCTGAAACTAAAGGCCCTTACACTTGCCAGTGGTATAGGGAGAATTATTCTGAAGGTTGCAAGGGTTGCAAACACTTGGTCAGTAGCCCGATCGCCCTTGGCAGAATCGTAGAAGAAACGGTTCCCGATAATGACACGTACATCATTGAAAAGCCAGCGGACGAAGTTACCCCTGCGATCACGCTGAGCATCCCTGCCTATCCGTTCCCATATTTCCGTGGTGCAAATGGAGGGGTATATAGAAAAGTGCAGGACAAAGACGGCAACGAAGATCAGGTTGAAATTTACCCACAAGACCTGTATCTGACTGAACGGTTCTTTGATCTGGACGAGCATGGCACAGGCGAGGGTGAGTTGGTTGGCATCAACCTGCATATGAAGATGGACGGTGTGCGTAGGTTCTACGCCCCTGTTACCAGTTTGTTTAGCCCAGAGAAACTTAGGGACACCTTAGTCAAGAACGGGGTAGTTGTTTATGGCAAGGAGATCAATACACTTATGGCTTACTTTGCATCATCAATAAAGAAGCTGCAGGATAAATATGCAGCAAACCGCACCCGCAGTCAGATGGGGTGGACTCCTGACATGTCAGGCTTTGTGATCGGTGAAATCGAGTACACCCCCAGCACAACTAAGCTTGCGCCCCCGACCAGCACGACCAGACAGTTTGCTGGTTTGTTTAAACCACGTGGCACATTGGAAGAGTGGAAGAAGATCGTTAACTTCTATAACCGCCCCGAACTTGAGTCACATGCCTTGGCGTTCTTCACAGGGTTTGGCTCACCCCTACTGCGGCTCATGGACATCAAGACTATTCGTGGTATGCAACTGCACTTGAAGTTCAACGGCTCAGGCTCGGGCAAGTCAACTGCCCAGATGGTAATTAACTCAATCTTTGGTGAGCCTGATACCCTGCTGATGAAGCAGGACGACACCATGAATTCCAAGATGCAGATGCTTGGCATGATGAACAGCCTGTGCTTCACGATTGACGAAATCACCAATGAGACTTCAGAGAACTTGTCCTCTATGTCGTACGGGTTTAGTTCAGGCCGTGGCAAACACCGCATGGATAACCAAAGCAATAAGCTGCGGGAGAACAAGACTACATGGTGCAACTTTACTGTGACCTCAGGTAACCACTCGGTTGTGGACGCCCTGCAACAGATCAAGAGCACTGCAGACGGTGAGTTACGCCGTGTGTTAGAACTTACGCTTAGACAATATCGGGGCGCTACAAAACAAGAGATCGACCAAGTATTCAACAAGCTGTCAGACAACTACGGCGTGGCGGGCCCGATCTTTATTCAGCACGTCCTAGCCAACATGGATTCGATCAGGACTGCGTTGTTTGATATGCAGCAGAAGATTGACAAGGAACTGGATATTGACCAGACCGATCGGTACTTCTCTGTTTACTTGGCTTGCTGCTTTGTGGGTGCGTTGATTGCACAGAAGTTGGGTCTGCATGAGATTGACATCCCACGGGTTTACAAGTATGCAACGAACGAAGTGCAACGTGCACGGGCTCATACCAAAGCAAGCGTTGGCGATCTCAATATCGTGGCTCAGGAAACCCTAGCGGCCTTTGTGAATGAAAACATTAATAACGTATTAGTTATTGCCAAGTCCACTGGTTCAGTTCCGCAGGCTCCGATCATCTCGCCCCGAGGTGAACTTAAAATGCGCTACTGCCCAACGACTAAGGAACTTACAATTCCCGCTGCAGAACTACGAAACTTTTTTAGTAGGAAGCAGGTGGATGTCCGTGAAAGCGTATTGCTCATGACCAAGAGTGGTTTGCTCAAGCACGAAGGCAGGTCTGTTCCAGTTCGTATTGGTTCAGGGGCGCTAGGCGGTTTGGGCGGCATCCAAGTCCGTTGCTATGTATTTGATGGAGATGCCCTTGGCTT